TCTACCTTCGCTGGTACATACACCAACGGTACAACTAACAAGTCAATTCTCTCAACAGACGTAATCAAGTCTCGTGACATCCGTTTGGCTGTCGCTAAGCTCCGTGCTAACAAGGCTGTCCCACGTCAGGGAGAATACTACTGGGTTGGTATCCACCCAGAAGTCTCACACGATCTCCGTGCCGAAACTGGCTCAGGCGGATGGCGTGACGACCACAAGTACTCAGAGACAGGTTCTTCTGAGTTCTGGCCAGGAACAATCGGAACATACGAAGGTGCTATGTTCGTTGAGTCTCCACGTATGGCTAACTTTGCTGATGGTACAGGTGCTGGTTCAGCATCAGGTACTTTCGGTACTTCTTCATATGTCAACGCTACAGGCGGCGTACGTGTATTCCGTACACTCGTTGCAGGTAAGCAGGCACTCGCAGAGGCAGTTGCTGAAGAGCCACATGTCATCTTCGGACCAATCGTTGACAAGTTGATGCGTTTCCGTCCAATCGGATGGTACGGCGTTCTAGGATGGGCACGTTACCGTGAACCATCACTCGTTCGTATTGAATCAACATCTTCAATCCACACAGCGTAGTTTGAAGTAGTAGTAAGGGTGGGGTTAAGCACGACTTGAAACAAAGTCACACTCCCACCCTTACCACCTAATAAGGAGAACAATGGCATACATGTTTAAGCCACCTACGGTGGAAGAAGGCCCAGCGGGCTTCACGCGATTGTTCTGGCGCTATAGAATCGCTCGTGCGAATACGATTCTTGTATACGGCACCACGGTTAGATCAATTCGTACACCAGGCGTGGATGAAACGCAAGCGGCAGATTACTGCTACCTCGGCGGGCATGAGTACATCATCACCCCACCAGAGAGAACAATTTTGATTAACGCTGGTTACGGCGCAAACATTACAACCGTCTAAGGAGTCCTGATGAATCCAGGTAGATACAACCTCACAGTTTATCAAGGTACTACTTTTGACCTTAAGCCAGTCTGGAAGATTGGCGGAGTACCTGTAAATCTTACAAATTACTCAGCGGTTATGCAGGTACGAGCAGCAAGCGACACAGCTCTTATCGTTGAACTTTCAACATCTAATGGCAATGCCACAATTGATGCCGCGTATGGTCGTATCAACCTTCATCTAACAGCAGCCCAGACTTCTGCTCTCACAGCTGGTACATACCAGTATGACTTGAATCTTACAAACAATACAGACGGAACTGTTTACAAGATCCTACAGGGAACATTCATTGTAAATGTGAGTGTGACCCACTAATGACAGTTACACCAGATAGCATCTCAGTTGTAGAAATTCCAGTCACAACCAATGTTTATGACATCTCTACAACTCAACTCAACATTGTAGAATTAGGACCTATCGGCCCACAAGGCCCAACAGGTTATCCAGGATTGGTAGGTAACACAGGTGCAACTGGAGCCACTGGAAATACAGGCGGACAAGGCGGAACTGGAGCAACAGGTTCGGCAGGAAATACAGGAGCCACTGGCTCTGCTGGAGCAACTGGATCAACGGGTGCAGCAGGTGCTACGGGTAGCACTGGCCAAACTGGATCTACTGGAAGCCAGGGTATTACAGGATCCACGGGTAACGTCGGAGCGACAGGACCCACGGGTGCTAATGGCTCAACAGGTTCTGCTGGAAGCACAGGGTCTACTGGACCCACAGGGTCAACTGGAGTAACTGGTGCTCAGGGCAATACAGGCGCTGTAGGCGCCACAGGAGCCATTGGAAACACTGGTGCCACAGGCAATACTGGGGCAACTGGTAATACAGGCTCACAGGGCATTACAGGCCCTACAGGAGCGATAGGAGCGACTGGTGCACAAGGAGTTACAGGAGCAACAGGAAACACTGGAGCCCAAGGAAATACTGGTCCGACAGGAGCTATCGGAAGCACAGGTCCAACAGGCCCTACAGGTAATACTGGATTAACAGGTAACACTGGTAATACTGGTAATACAGGAGCCATTGGTAATACGGGCGCCCAGGGCAATACGGGTGCAACAGGAATTACTGGGCCTACGGGCGCAGTAGGAAATACGGGGGCTATCGGTGCGACAGGTGCTACAGGAAATACTGGTGCCATTGGTAATACTGGTCCCACTGGTGCTACTGGCAACACTGGTGCTGTTGGACCAACTGGAGCAACGGGTAATACTGGATCGCAAGGTAATACAGGAAATACGGGAGCAGTAGGTAATACTGGCTCAACTGGATTAACTGGAAATACTGGAGCGACAGGAGCAACGGGTGCCACAGGAACCGCAGGAACCAACGGATCTACAGGACCTACTGGCGCAGCTGGAACTAACGGAACCAATGGAGCCACGGGTGCAACAGGGCCTACTGGTTCTGCTGGAACGAATGGGGCAGTTGGAAACACGGGCGCAACAGGCGCTACTGGCAGCGTTGGCGCGACTGGAACGACAGGGCCTACTGGCCCGACAGGACCGACTGGCGTTACAGGTAATACGGGAACAACAGGGTCAACGGGTAGCACAGGTGCAACAGGCGCAGCAAACCTTTATGACATACTAATGCTTGGTGGCATGTGATACGCTTATACCATGAAGATTGCTGTGTATGCAATATCAAAGAATGAGATTCTTCATGCGGAACGCTGGGCTAAAGCTACTGAAGGTGCTGATTATCGTATCGTTGCTGATACTGGTAGCACGGACGGTACACAAGAAAAACTTAAAGAGCTGGGAGTAACAGTTCATCAGATCCACGTCAATCCATTTAGGTTTGATATGGCTCGTAATGCAGCATTGGCGTTAGTGCCAGATGATGCTGATGTATGTTTGATCTTAGACTTAGACGAAGTACCAGAGCCAGACTTCTTTAAGAAGGTACGCAAGAAGTGGAAGCCAGGTGCTGACCTAGGCTGGATTAGCATGAAGACTGATGCTAACAAATGGGAGCGAGATAGACTTCACTCCAGATGGAATTGGACATGGAAGTATCCATGCCATGAGGTAAATGTCTTTTACGGCAAGCACCAAACAATTGACTGCGATATACGCAATGCTGTTATTGAGCATCTGCCAGACAATACAAAGTCCCGCGGTCAATACATAGAACTGCTTGAACTAGCAGTCAAAGAGTTTCCCCAAGATCCACGTATGTGGACTTATATGTGCAGAGAATACTTCTTCTACTCCAAATGGGAAGATGTAATCAAAGCAGCTGAACGCAAGTTAGAGAACGAGGGCTGGGATGTTGAAAGTGCTGCTGTCTGCCGATGGGCAGGAGAAGCAGCGCATCAACTTGGCAAAGAAGAAGATGCTCGTGTGTGGTATGACAAGGGCGCAACAATTCTTCCCGTGCAAGGTGAGCCGCAGTTCGGTGTTGCAATGGATGCTTACCGAAAGCAAGAATGGCAGCGGTGCTTAGATGCTGCTCTCAACGCTTTGGAAGCTCCTAGATCCAACCACTACTGCTACGAATCAGCAGTATGGGATTGGAAAGCCTACGACTTGGCAGGAATCGCTGCATACAATCTCAAGCATATTGATGAAGCAATAACCTTTACTCGCGAAGCGATAAAGGCTAACGGTCCAGAAAATGACCGTATCCAGCGCAACTTAGTTTTTTTTGAGGAAGTTAAAAATGCAACATCAACATACAAGCAGAGTAAGTAAATGGGGAATAGATGAGAAATATAACTCTGTCCCAGTTGAATACGATTGCACAGAATGTGGCGAAGTTAGTGCCACCCCATTCGTTTATGCGGAGACACCATCGGATCATTTTGAGCATACTGCTTATATTGATGGGTGCTTTGCTTGCAAACTCAGCACACTAGAACTCAACACAGGCGATGCAGGACGAGCCGATTCTATGTCCCAGAAGAAATGGGATAAAGAGCTTCAGTCCTACCGCGATGCAAGATCGCAGGGTATTCAACCTGCGGGTACATCAACTCAGGCTATTCGTGAAGCCCATCAGGCTAGCGAAACACTAGGCAAGGCATATAACGCTGACGTAATGCCAGCGACAAGCAAGATAACCAAACAGACTGCAAAGTCATTCACAGAAGCGGGAGTTGTCTAATGGCATACAGCGAAAAGGCAGACAAGAAGCAAGACGCAAAAGTTACTAAGGGATTAACCCCAAAGCAGAAGGCAGCCTTTAAGAAAGGCGACGCTGCTATGGATAAGAAGAAGCCATCTGCTAAGGCAGATATGAAGATGGACAAGGCACTCGTAGCAAAGATCAAAAAGGCTAAGTAATGTCTGAGGCTTGGCAGAAGAAAGAAGGCAAGAATCCTAAAGGCGGATTAAACGCTAAGGGTAGAGCTTCTTTGAACGCAAAGGGACATAACATCAAGCCACCTGTTAAATCAGGTGATGACCCACGCCGAGCATCATTCTTAGCCCGCATGGGCAATATGCCAGGACCTGAGAAGAAGCCTAATGGTGAGCCAACTCGTTTGCTCCTATCGCTTCAGGCTTGGGGCGCATCGTCTAAAGCAGATGCTAAGAAAAAAGCAGCAGCCATTTCTAAAAGAAACAAAGACAAGAAATGAAGAAAGAAGTTTGGGATAAACCCAATCCAAAGAAGAAGTCAACTCCCCTGACCTCATCTCAAAAGAAATCAGCCAAAGCAAGTGCCGCCGCAGCAGGCCGACCATACCCAAATTTGGTAGACAACATGCGTGCAGCCAAAAAGAAAAAGGGTAAATAACATGGCAGCAGCAAAGAAGGGCATGGGCTTCGCCGCAGCGCAGAAGTCAATTGCTAAGAAGTCAGGCGTATCTATGAAGTCAGCTGGAGCGATTCTTGCTTCATCTACTCGTAAGGCTAGCCCAGCGGCAAAGAAGGCTAACCCAAATCTTAAGAAAGTCCTACCAGCAAAGAAGGGTAAATAACATGTGCGTATCATGCGGATGCAATAAGTCATCAGTTGGCAAGTTGGATGACAAGCTAACAGGCAAGCCACAGGATCCATACGGTCAATATGACGGTGTTGGCGGAACTAAGTAATGGCAACAATTAAGGCCGCAGGCATTAACCACAAAGTCGTCATCCAAAAGGGCGATGTACACGTGGTTCATCCAGACAACGCTGGCCCTAATATCAATCTAACTGCAAAGTCTGGCGCTAAAACTGTACAGCAAGGCGTTGCCGCAGTTGTGAAATATCACAAAACCAAAGGCCACAAGAAGGGCAAGTAAATGGCATTAACGGATGGCAGGACTACTGTTTACCATTTGAATCGGTTGGCAGGTACACTTCTTAACGATGTACCACAACTTGATTTTAATGGTGCTGCAAACGTTTGGGCTTTTAACGTAACAGGTAAAAAATACTCCCGTGGTATTGATGCTCTTAATCAGATCTACGCTTTCCGCAACGGTGGAAAGAACTATTACTATGACACTCCAGGTGCGTTCAATGCCCTTGCTGGCACTTTCGGTCTTGGCGAAGCAGAAGCAGCAAGAAGGATAACCTCGTGAGTACATTTGTAAACCTTATTGACGAAACAAACTTAGCCCTGACGGGTTACACCAACCGCCAAGATCAGGCTACTTATCTAACAGCAGGCATTGGATCAACCGATCTCACGTTTACAGTTGCTGATGGCACTGTGCTAACCCGTGGCTTGGTTGAGATTGATGACGAACTAATTTGGGTAGACTCATTTGACCGTACTACAAATACGGCAACCATCCCTGGCTATGGCCGTGGGTTTCGTGACACAACAGCCACCACTCATGCTGCTGGCACTCGTGTAACTATCGCGCCTTCCTTTCCGCGTAGTGTTATCCGCCGAAACATTAACCTCGCCATTGATGCTGTCTACCCAGATTTGTTTGGCACCTTCTACACAACCTTTACATGGCAAGCAGCTGTAACAACTTATGTGCTTCCACAAGAAGCAGTGGATGTTCTCGGATGTTCATGGCAGACCATCGGCCCTTCTAAGGAATGGCTACCAGTGCGTCACTACCGCATTGACCGTATGGCTAACCCAACCACTTGGAACAGCGGTAAAACCATCTCAATCCGTGAAGGAATTATTCCTGGTCGTACTGTGATGGTTACCTACACCAAGAAGCCAAGCACTCTTACCTACGATACAGATGATTTTACTATGACTGGCCTAACTGAATCAGCTCGTGAAGTCATCATCCTTGGTGCCGCCTACCGTACAGCAATGTACTTAGATATGGGCCGTGTACCAGCCGCAACTGCTGAAGCAGATGCACAGCAAGGTAATGATCCAATTGGCTCAGCAGCCAATATCGGCAGAGTCCTACAACAGATGTACAACCAGCGTTTGCTTGTAGAAGTACGTCGCCTTCAAGAGCAGTACCCACCTCGTACCCACTACACAAGCTGAGGATAGCCAATGCCTACACGTTATTACAGCGCCACAGCGCAAGATACAACTATCAACGGAAACATCAACTCATCCGTTACTAGCATTATCCTTAGCGCAGCAGTTGGTTTCCCAACCAGCTATCCGTTCATCCTTGCCCTTGACTATAACGCAGCATCAGAAGAACTGGTCAAGGTTACAGCCAAGACAGCAGCAACTACTTTCACTGTAGAACGTGGTTACAACAGCACAACCCCACAGGCTCACCGTACTGGCGCAGTAGTGCGCCACGTAATCTCAGCACAAGACATGACAGATATGCAGGCTCACTTTGATGCCACAGCAGATGTTCATGGCGTTTCAGGTCAACTAGCAGCAGCAAGTGATGTCACAAGTATCGCGTTCCTGACAATGGGCGCTTAACCAAGCAAAGGAAAAATAAATGGCAAGTGCATATAAAGTGCTTGGGCAGGCAGTCCCAGCAGCAACAACAGCGGCAGGTGCTTCATCTAGCCTTACAACTCTGTACACATCAGCTACGTCACTAGGCGCAGTTGTCTCTAGCATCACCATCTGTAACCAGTCCACATCGGCTCAGACATACCGTGTCTCAGTCCGTGTAGCAGCAGCGGGAGACACACCAAAGCAGTACATCGCTTACGACGTACTCCTTGGTAGCAACGCTACAGACACTCTCACCTTGGGTCTAACCCTTGCCAATACTGACATCATCTCAATTGCAGCATCTTCTACATCAGTCTCATTCAACGCTTATGGAAGTGAGCTCTCCTAATGACAGTCCTTCGTCACCCCAATAACAATGGTGTGACACTAACCCAGTGGCGTAAAACCGCTGCGGGTGGTGAAACATCTCTCTCAGGTACTGATGATTTCAGTGCCGCCCTTGCTTACACCGCAGGTGCTGAGCAAGTGTTTGTTAACGGAGTGTTGCTTGAGCGTGGTGTGGATTACACCGCCTCAACTGGAACCACCGTCACAGGGCTTACAGCCCTTGTAGCAGGCGACATCGTGACTGTCTCTAGCCCATCTGCCTTTAACGTGGCTAACGCTATTCCTAAGTCAACTGTCACAGCTAAGGGCGATCTGCTCGTAGCTTCAGGTGCTTCAACACCTGCCAACCTCGCAGTAGGAGCTGACGGCACAACACTCGTGGCAAACTCTTCTGCCAGCACAGGCGTATCGTGGGCAGGGCCTTCTTTGGCTGCTGGAAAGAACTTTGCGGTAGGGGGCGGCTTTGACATTTGGCAGCGCGGTACTTCATTTACCGCTTCCAACTCATCAGGTTCATCTTATTGGGCTGACCGTTGGAGTATGTATTTTGGAACATCCCCATCTTCTTACACTCTAAGTCGGCAAGCAGGTGGCCCAACAGGTTTCCCATATTTTGCTCGCGTTCAGCGTAACTCAGGTCAGACAGATACAAATGGCGGCACTATTGGCACAAGCATAGAAATTGCTAATGCAACGCTTTTGGCTGGACAGTCAATTACCGTATCTTGGTATGCCCGCGCAGGTGCTAACTACTCAGTTGGAAGTTCGCTTCTAGCCTACGATTTCAGAACTGGTACTGGAAGCACAGATGCAAACGGTATCTACAATACCTACACAGGACAGGTATCTGCTACAAGCGGAACAAAAACTCTTACAAGTTCTTGGCAGCGCTTTAGCGCAACCGCAACTGCTGGTTCATCAGTTACCCAAATTGTTTTGACATTTACTTCCACCAACTTTAGCGGTACTGCTGGAGCAGCAGATTATTACGATATTGCTGGCGTTCAACTAGAACTCGGCTCAGTTGCAACTGCCTTCTCCCGCGCTGGTGGAACACTTCAGGGGGAGTTAGCCGCTTGTCAGAGGTATTATGAGCAAACTTTTGTAACGGCTGCAACCGAATCAACTAACAAAGTTTCCGTATATTCAGACGCAAACTACACGCAAGGCACACGCTGGAAAGTTACAAAGCGAACTGCGCCAAGTGTGACTGTTTATTCAAGTAATGGTGGAACTGCTAACCGCATCCGTCAGATTAGTACAAATGTTAATTATACACCTGCCTCTATTGCTGATATTGGTGTAGATGGTTTTAACATTTTTACTGGCATCGCTCAATCAAATATGATGGATTTTCACTACACGGCAAGCGCGGAGTTGTAATATGAAATATACATACGAAATCATTACAGACCAACTTGGTAACACAATGCTTTTAAGGTCTGATGAGGCTTGGATTCCAATGGATGAATCAAATGCCGATTATCAGGCATACCTAAACAAAGACACACTTCCATCCAACTCTTCTATCCCACAGGCAGGTGAATAATGAGTCGCGCACAATTAACCTCAACAGTTGAGCAGAACACAGGTGGGGCAGTAGCTCCTTTGGTGGCTGGCAAAAATGGTGTCATTAACGGCGCAATGGATATATGGCAGCGCGGAACGACTGCAACTATTTCCGCAACTACCTATGCCGCTGACAGATGGATATGCTTTAGAGGTGGTTATGCCGCTGGAATGACAGTATCCCGACAATTAGTTAATGATTCAACTAACCTTCCAAATATCCAGTATTGCGCTCGCGTACAACGCGATAGCGGGAATACTTCAACACAAGGATTAAATATGCAGTATTGGCAAGAGACTGCTAATTCTGTAAATCTTGCTGGGAAGACAGTTACATTTTCATTTTATGCAAGAGCGGGTGCAAACTACTCGTCACCTAGTAATAACTTGATATTTCAATTAAACACAGGTACAGGAACAGACCAAAATGGGGCAACGGTTGCTTATACAGGTGTAGCCCAGCCAATAAATACTTCTGTTGTTTTAACTACTACTTGGCAAAGATTCTCAGCAACTGCAACTTTGGCAACAAACACTAATGAATACGGTGTCCTTTTTGTTAATAACCCAACAGGTACTGCTGGCGCTAATGACTACTACGAAGTTACTGGTGTTCAGGTTGAAATCGGCTCAGTATCCACCCCATTCAGCCGAGCCGCTGGAACATTCCAAGGAGAGTTAGCCTTGTGTCAGCGTTATTATGTTCGCTACACAGGAGCAGCGGCTTACACAACCTTGACTGGGATGACTTACAACGAAAGTGCCACAAGAACTTTGTGGATGTTCTCTCCATTCGTTCCAATGCGAACTGCTCCAAGTGCCATTGAAGTATCGGCGCTGGAAGTATTCCAAATGACTTTAGGAACGGCATTTGCGGTCACTTCTTCAGACATTCAGAGTTTCTCAAGCAACTCAGTCGTTATGGCAAGATTCTCCGTTACAAGTGGTTTGACCATAGGTTCGCCTGCCTCTGTTCGTTGTTCAAACAATGCGGCTGGTTATTTTGCCATAAGTGCGGAGTTATAGAATGAGTAATGTAACTACTTTTATAGTTGATGATTTTGACGGCACAATGATTGAGTGGGTCAAAATAGAAGATGACAACGGCAGTTTTGTTTGTATGGCTAAGGCAACTTACGATGCTCAGCAAGCGGCTCAGGAACACTCCACCGAGAGTTAGTCGGTACAGCATTACAGCCCACCCTTCGGGGTGGGTTTTTTATTGAGACAAACTAAGGAGCAACAGTGGCAACAGACGGTTACCTACATATAGCAGAACCAGCAGCAGCAGTTACCCTTGGCGCCCCATCAAGCTCTGGATCCACTTACGAAAACACCAGTAACCAGTATGACTGCGCTATTGCTGGTCTGCCATTCTTCCTTGGTCCATCTAAAGACTACCCATACAAGCGCGAGACTGCCCAGTACCGCAAGCAACAGATTGACCAGCAGAAGGAACCAGGTGAGCAGACGCTCACTGGATGGTGGCTTCGTTCCCAATCCTCATTCCACTACGGTGCTGGTATCCGCTACGAAGAGCCGATTCAAGGCCCTGAAGTTGGCATGCGCTTTAACAAATCAGCTGGCGTAGATGTCTTTAACATTGGCAAGGTAACGCTACTTCCAGATACAACAAAAAATACTGACATCACCGTATCGTCAGGTGTCGCACCAATTGTCGTCGGCGGTACGGATTCCGCTGGAGTAGATGTAGTTCTTACTGCAAGCAATTCAACCCTTTACCGTACAACTGCCGCTGGTGTAACCAGCACTATTACATGGGGTGGATCAGGTGCAATTCTTGCACTTGCCCAAGATGGCGTTAACTACTACGCCGCAAATGCTACTGGTATCTACAAAGGTACCCTAGCTGGCGGTTCTGGATCATTAGTATTTACACACCCAACAGCGGCTGGAACAGTTACAAATGTCAGCATGGGATGGGTTAAGCAGCGACTTATTGCTGGTATCAACAACTACATCTTTGAGATTACCCCGATTACTTCTTACGCAGTTACTGCTGCAAGACTGTCAACAAACATAGTAACGCTTAAAACAGATTCAACAAATCACAACTTTTCGGTTGGTTCACAGGTAACCGTTGCATCTCTTGGAACAACTTACAATGGTACATGGACAATAACGGCAGTTCCATCTGTTACCGAATTCTCTTATTACCACAACCATGCAGATGATGACCAAGCAACTGGGTTAACTGGTACTGCCGTACTTGCAACTAACAACAACTTGCCAATCTACGCACATCCAAATGCAACATGGAAGTGGACTGGTATCTGCGAAGGTCCTAACGCTATTTATGTATCTGGTTATGCTGGAGATTCATCAACCGTGTATCGTCTTTCCTTGGATACAAGTGGTGCTGTTCCCCTTCTCACCAAAGCTGTGACTGCTGCCGACATGCCAAAGGGTGAAGTCATTTATGCCCTTGGTTCATACATCGGCAAATACATGGTATTTGGCACAAGCAAAGGTATCCGCGTAGGAACCATTGACACATCAGGATTCGTGTCATCTGGTTACATTACTTACGGCCCATTGACTGTTATTACCAATGGCTATGAGCCAGCCAGTGACTCTATTCTCACTGGATCGCCATGCAAATCCATCACATTCAATGATCGTTATGCCTACTGCACAGTAACAAATTACATTGATTCAGATGGCTCTGGCACTGCAATGCACTCTGGTCTAATCAAGATTGATCTCAGCCGAGAACTCAATCCAAACCAGATGGCATATGCAACCCACCTTCAGGTGCCATCAACAGCAGAAGCAAGCTCTGTCTGTATCGTTGGTTCAACAAACAAGTTGGCTATTGGTGTAAAGGGTGTCGGCGTCTACTTCCAGGCATCAACTCTTATTGCCAGCGGCTACCTTCAGACTGGACAAGTGCGTTACTTCACCCTTGAAGATAAGCACTTTGAATTGGTCAAGCTACGCGAGACACTGCCAATGCAGGGAACAATCAAACTTAGCGTAGTCAATTCTGATGAGACTGTTGTAGATATTATTACAGCAGATAACACTTTTGACTTCACTCAAGATATTACAGGCATGGATACGCAAGACATTTATCCAAAAGAATCTATTGCCCTGCGCTTTACCTTTACCTCAGCAACAAGTCAAGCTGTCGGAACAGAGGATTCGTTTAATGGCTACCAGCTAAAGGCATTGCCTGCCGTCAAGCGTCAGCGCATTATTACTCTTCCCCTTCTCTGTTACGACTTTGAAGGTGACCGTTACAACATGACTACTGGTTATGAAGGACGAGCCAGCGAGCGCATCCAGTCACTTGAAACTATTGAGTCAGGTGGTGACGTTGTAGTCCTACAAGATTTTACTAATGATGAAACCGTACGCGGTGTCATTGAAAGCATTACCTTTATTCGTATGACCCCACCAGAACGCCGTTTCAAGGGCTTCGGTGGAATGATCCTTTGCCAATTCAGAACCGTATAAGACAGGGAAAACCGCAATGTCAGCCGATACCGCCACCATCGTTTACTCATACTTCTTCGTAGGCGCAGCCCTACTTGCAGGTATGGCAATGATAGCCAGACACACCATTCAAAAGTATACGGAAGAACTTAAAGATAAGTTAAGCCGTATTGAGTATGCGCTATACAACGATGGCAAGACAGGACTTATCAACAAGGTAGATCAATTGATTGAGAACCAGCAGCTCATCAAGATTGATGTTGAGGTAATGAAGTCTAAGGTAGAGCAGTGACACAAGCAGCAGACTTTGTAGCCAAGGCACAGACACAGGTAGGCGTGGTTGAGGTCCCAGACAACAAGACTATCTATGGCAAGTTCACAGGACACGATGGCCAGCCATGGTGCGGTTCTTTCGTCATGTGGTGTGCGGCACAGATTAACTTCAAAGGTATGCCTAATTGCGTCTATACGCCCGCTGGGGCCACTGCTTTCCAGGGCCAGGGCAAATGGTCTAACCATGAGACTGCCAAGCCCCAGCCAGGCGACATCGTGTTCTTTAACTTTGACGGCAAGGGCATTGAGCATGTGGGTATCGTGGTCAAGGACAACGGTGACGGCACGATTACAACCATTGAAGGTAACACAAGCTCAGACTCCAAGCCTAAAGGCAGCCAAGCCAATGGCGGAGAAGTAGCAATTAAGACACGCGCCTTTCAGGCAGCAAACAAGCGGAAAATGGTAGTATTTGTTGTCGGCTTTGGACGACCAAAGTGGACTTCTTAAGGAGAAAACAAATGGCTTCAAATCGTTATCTAGTAAACATTCCACCAAAGGTTTGGACTGTATTCGGCTTTTGGTTCCACGTTGCTGCGGGTGGTGTACTTACTGAGTACATCGTTCACCACACAACATCACTCAAAGCATTGGGCGGTGCAGCACTTGCTGCTCTAGCACCAGTTCTTTATCGTTACTTCAACCCTGGTGATACATTCCCAGCGGCAGCACCTGCACTTGTTGCAGCTGATGCAGCAGTCAAGGGAACAACCCCACCAACTGCGTAACAAACGCTTTAACTTAACCCTCATCGCTTCGGCGGTGGGGGTTATTTTTTTATGCCATTTTACGGGTTAGGGGCTATCGCACTAGCCGCCCCAACCATTGCGCCCTTCAGGCGCCCCTGTGTTTACCGCACTCGCTTCGCTCGTAGTATACACATTCCAACCCCATTAGCAAATTAAGGTACGCGCCACGCCGATAAGGTAGATGAGTTGACATGCTATTCATCAGCAGTGCTACGGTTCACCCATGAAAGAAATACAAATACAACATAGATCATTCTCTGCATTTACATCATGGTTACGCTGTGGCAAAGCATTTCAGCTAGAGCGCAACTTGCAAGCACCATCAGAGCCAGCATGGTATTTCGTTGGCGGTAGTGCATTTCACTCAGCAGCAGAAAAATACTTGCTTGCTAAGCATCAAGAAAAGTTAGACAAAACTGAAGTGTTCCCGTTCTAATGGCTGACACTAAGATTGGTTTACCAGAAAATCGCAAGCGCCTTAAAGCGGCAGGTGTTACTTACGAAAAAGGAAAATCTTTTGACGAAGGATACAACGCTGGCTTTGATGCTGGTGTTGCTTACGCAAAATCCGTTATGGAAAGCCAGGACAATGGGGGATGAACTTGCAAACATTAAACCCACCCTTGGAGCAGAAGCGGACTATCGTTCGCTCGGTCCAATACGAGTATGTCCCTGCGGATCAGAATGGTGGAACGTCAAAGTTAAGTTTGACGATGACTTTGAAATTGGAATGTACGCAACGGATGCAAGATGTGTCCTCTGCGATAGTCTTGCCACAGTTGTTACAGCGATAGATAAGGATTAACAATGGGACGTAAACACGCAAAGATCATTAGCCGTGATGCCTTTATGCAATCCTTCGTGGAAGCTGAAGTTATCATGCGCAAGAACTTAGGTGCTAGGATTGAGAACCTGATTGAGAAGGAAACAAACCCTGACATCATCACTGGATTAAAGCAAGCCCAGGAATTAGTAGCAGGAAAGGTTGAAGCCAATGACGTGGGATAAGATTTGGGATGAAACATTCCTTGAAGCCATTGCTGAGGTAGAAGCCAAGTCTGGTTCTAACCCAACTGACTGGCGTGTAGCTGGCCGTGCTACCAAAGAGAACCCAGATAAAGAAAACAAAACTTGGTGGGATCGCAATGGTAAAGAGATGTTCTTTAATTTCATTACCGCTTGGGAAGGTTCTAAGTTTGAGTTGTGGGTAACACCTGAAGGTGTGCCAGCAGCAGAACTCGGATGGATTCTCAACTTTGGTGATGTGCCTATCAAGGCATTTGCTGATGCGATTGTGGTTGAACCATCAGGTGAACTTGCAGTCATTGACTTCAAGACTGGCAGCTATATGCCCAACTCGTCTATGCAATTGGGTGTTTACGCCTGCTGTATGGAGATGCAGTTTGGTGTTAGGCCAACCAAAGGTTACTTCTACGATGCCCGCAAAGCTGAGTTTAAGGAACTAAGCGGCCTAGATCGCTGGACTATTCCCGTAATGACCGAACTGTTTGCCCAGTTTGTTCGGGGAATTGATGCTAATATCTACCTTCCGAACATCGGAATGGCATGCTCTACTTGCGGCGTAAAGGACTATTGTTACGCAGTAGGCGGACAACTTTCAACAATATATGACCCACTAGCAGAAATAAAATAAGGAGAAATACAATGGCAACAGAAGGAACAAAGTTCCAAGTCAACTTTAAGTTGGCTGACGGAACACTCGTCAATATCTATGCAGCTACATCAGCAGAACTTGAGACTGGTCTTGCTACCATCCAAGATAGTTCAGCTCTCATCAACTCAGTATCAGCATCACTTGCTAGTGCTGGAGCAGTCCGTGCATTAGCAGCAGGACTTGGCGCAGCGCCAGTCGCTGCACCTGTATATGCACCACCAGCTGCACCAGCAGCCTACGCACCACCAGTACAGACTCCTGATGGACACTGTAAGCATGGTGAACTTGTATGGCGTGAGTCAAAGCCAGGAGCTCCGAAAGCATGGAAGGGCTGGTTCTGCCCATCCGCTAAGGGAACTCCAGACCAGTGCGAGCCTAAGTTCGTTAGATAACCTAGGTGCTGTCACTTACCCAAGCGGCAGCGAAAAGCACTAACGATCATCAGTTACTGCCAGACCTTTTCCCTTCGTTGCAAAGCGAGGGGATTAGGTTTCGCAGAGGACAGTTGACAATGATAGCTGGCGCACCTAACGCTGGTAAATCACTCATAGCCCTTTGGATGGCGGTGAAGATGCAAGTGCCTACGCTTTACATATCCGCAGATACCGATTCTTATACCACTGCAATCCGTGCCGCAGCAATGATTACTGGTCACCAAGTCGCCACAGTAGAAGAAGCATTTACAACTGGTGCAGGCAAAGAGTTTTACGAAACTGAACTATTGAGTGTTTCCCACTTGCAGTTTGACTTCGCCCCTAGCCCAACACTTGATGAGATTGATCTTGCTATCCGCGCCTACGGAGAAGCATATGGAGAATATCCACACATGATTATTGTGGATAACGCAATGAACGTAGTCTCAATGCACAATGATGAATGGTCTGGCCTTCGTGAGATTGCCAAGGCTATGCACCATATTGCACGTGAGACAGATGCAGGAGTCCTACTACTTCACCACACCAGTGAGGCAGAAGGAAAGCCTGACATTCCCCCAAGCCGTAAGGCTATTCAAGGCAAGATTGCACAGCTACCAGAAATGATTTTGACCGTGGCACTTGTGCCATATTCAGGAGAGTTCCGAGTGGCAGTTGTGAAGAATCGCTTTGGAAAACACAGTGCTACTGGCGACAAGTTCGTTACACTGTGGGCAGATGCAAGCCGAATGTCTATCTATGGTGATAGATCATCAGCCTTTGTTGCACAAACTTGGAGTGGGATTAGATGAGTACATACGGAAAACGTAAAGGTTCAGCCTTTGAGACGGGCATACTCAAATGGCTTCGTGGCAAGGGTGTAGCGGCTGAGCGGCTTAGGTTGGCTGGCAAAGACGATGAAGGCGACATTGTTTGCATGGTCGCTGGTCAGCCCTACATCTTTGAATTAAAGGCTACGGTGAAGATGGATCTGCCACAGTTCTGGCGTGAGGCTTGTGTTGAAGCAGCCAACTACGCCAAAGCTCGTGGCTTAGATGCAGTTCCACCAGCCTATGTCATAGTCAAGCGTCGCATGGCGGGGTTAGATCAGAGCTGGGTAGTCCAGGATCTTAACCAATGGTTAGCACAATCGGGAGCAATAGAATGAACGAATCAGCACGAGTAAATGCAGATGAATCTCAACCAACTAAATATGTTTTGGAATTGTTTGAGAAGTCAGTTGGCCAAGAACGCGAATGGCTACGAGATGCTTACGTCAAATTAAGGTCTGCTGACAATCAAGAGCGCGAGCTGTTGAAAGCCCAAGAAGATATTAAGATCAAGAGATCAGAGATACAGTTGTTAAGGGACAAAATTGCCCTTTACCGCATCATTGCCTACCAGGCAAAGAAGCTGCATTGGGATGCAGAGCTAATCTAAGTGATCTCAAAGCCTGATATTGCCCTGGTGCTAGAGCACTACGGGGTTAACGTCATAGATAAGCACGGCTGGGTGCCTTGCAAGTGCGTCATTCACGATGATGCAATGGCAAGTGCCGCCTACAACCTAGACAACCAGGCATACAATTGCCTCGTCTGCCAGGTACTCGGAGATGTATATACATTAGTGCAAGCAAAAGAAGGGCTAGATTTCAAAGATGCTAAACGTAAAGCAGAGACAATCACTAACGGAAGCAGCCGAAAGATACTCCAGCAATCTCACACCACAGGCAGCCTCTTACCTCGCGGGACGGGGACTAACCAAGGAAGTGGCAAGTACATTCCTTCTTGGAAGCGTCGTTGAGCCTAGTGCTGGCCATGAACATGCTACAGGTATGCTTTCCATTCCTTATATTACTCCCGCTGGTGTGGTGGGTATCAAGTTTAGGAGATTAGATGATGGGACACCAAAATACATTTGGCCTACGGGTCAGAAAATCGGGCTGTTTAATGTTAATGATCTTCACAAGCATAGCAACACTATTGCCATTTGTGAGGGGGAGATTGACACCATTGTATTATCGGGCATGGTTCAGATACCAGCTGTTGGAGTTGCTGGAGTCAGCCAATGGAAACCGTGGTTCCCTAAGCTCTTTGAATCGTATGACCGTATTCTCATTTTCGCAGACAACGATGTTAAAGAAGATGGAAGAAATCCAGGACAGGAACTGGCGAAAAGGATTAAAGAAGACTTAGACAAAGCTATGGTGGTTGGGTTGCCAGCCAACAGAGATGTCAACGACACCTTCTTAGACTCAGGGCCAACCTGGTTCCGTGATAGACTAGCAGCGTGAAACGTCCAGTATCCATCAGAATCTTTGGTCAGAAGTATAAGATTCGCTATGACCACATGGACGAAAATTCTTATGGCATGACAGATGCAGATAGCAATACCATCTGGTTGCGCCCTAACATGCCAGAAGATAAACTGATTCGCGTGCTAGGCCATGAAATTACCCATGCGATTATTAACGAAACTCCGCTATCTATGCGCAAGCGTTTTGATGTTGAGGAAGTATGCGACATCGTTGGCTATCATGTAGTAGATACACTGGCACAGAACCCAGAGATTGTTGCTTATATCTTAAGGGAGATAGTAGACGAAGCGGACGATGCCTGAGTTTATTGGCGGTCCTAAAGATGGCGCACGGGTACCAGATATGTTGTGGGTGTTGGATGTTATTGAGATGGAACATCGCTTGGCAAGCGGGCAAGTTATTTTATACACGTACGTACTAGATGAAGATTCAAAGAATTGGATATTCAATGGACAAATACAGGGGGAGAATAATGAATGAGCGAGGACATGGAATTGGCGATCAAGTTGATTCAATCAATTGGGCTGAAAGTTATATCCCTAGACAAAACAACAAACCAGCTACTCGTTCAGATACCGACTTCGCGGCCAACGTCTGGGAAATAATGGATGAGATCGGCAATCTCCTTATCACGAAACAAGCTGACTACGGCCCTGGTAATATTAACAATGCCTTTGGCGGTCCTATTAACGGCCTTATGGTGCGCATTGGCGATAAGTTTGAACGTCTTAAGAATCTGTATAAGAACAATCGCACACCTCAACACGAGCCTATTGAAGATTCGTTTAAGGATATGGCTAACTATGCGGTTATAGCCCTGATGATTGAACGAGGTAAGTGGCCCAAGTAATGGACCTTGATAAAGCTAAAGAGAAGATTGAGTCGGCTAAGACGTCCCTTCCAGTAGGTCATAAAGACTTTGACTGGATGGAAGGATTTAACGCTGGGCTTGATTGGGCCTTGCGAATCCTCAACGGAGACAAGAGTGCTTCCTAATGGCCAAGAAAATATCTTATGAAAATAAGCGCAAGCATAACTACAAGACTCGCTACAAGATTACCGTTGAAGAATACGAGGCTCTCTTTGCCAAACAAAACGGTGTCTGTGCCATATGCGAAAAGCCTGAAAACCTGACAAAAGATGGTAAACTACACACATTGGCTGTAGACCACAACCATGAAACGTTACAGGTGCGGGGGTTGCTTTGTATGAACTGCAACACACGCCTGGGTTACTTTGAGGGCAAGAACTTACTCAGCCGCATGGTGTCCTACCTTATGAGGCAGGTCTAATGGTTGAACCAATCCGCCAGGTATTAGGTGATGGTACTCGTGAGCAGAAGGTTGCTCACTATCTATCCGAGACATACTCCTGGGACCTCTACGGTACACCAAAGTACTACTTCATAGACTTTCTTGTCAACAAGAATCATGGCAACGGCTACGCTAACTACATCGGTGGGCTTGAAGTGAAGTGGATGAAGCGTCCAGTCAACTCAGAGGTTAAGTTCCCATACCAGAAGCTCCAACAGATATGGCTTACCGAGCCTACAACGGACCGTCCAGACGCTTTCAACCGTATCTGCATCCGCTATACCGATGCGCTATTGCTTATCCCTGCACACGTTCTACGGTGCTTAGACCCTATCTTTGGCCTCACTCGTGCCGATACAAACGAGCATGACTTTAACGTCCACTTTAATGCGGCGATAGATTTCCCAGATTACATCTTGCCAGTGGTGATTGATGAATAGCGAACTCCCAGAGGAAGTCGTAGACATAGCCTCGCAAGTGGCTCGCATTGTCCATCGTAAATACCATCCATACTTTGACGTGGCTGACGTACGCCAGGAGCTATTGCTCTGGTGTGTGCGTAGGCAGGACAAGATTACGCAGTGGCTTAACCCCGATCAGAAGCCAGAAGATCTTAAGTCTGGCGTTAAGCATTTAGGTAAGACTCTCACTCGCCAGGCGGACAAGTATTGTCGCCGTGCTAAAGCACAGAAGTTGGGCTATGAGATCCGAGATGAGCATTACTACTCCATCCCTACGCTTGAGGATATGCTGCCGTTGATCTGGTCGCCAGTCATTGAGACTCGTGCGGCTAATGATGGGGAAGTTGTAACAGGTGGCGGTAACCCTGCCGAGGGTGGCAACTACATCATCCAGCTCTTTGACGTACGCCGTGCCGTACATAAGTTAGACCCATCAGATCAGTTGGTATTGCAGTTGAAGTATTATGAGAACCATAACTTTACCGAGATGGCAGAGCTGTTGCAGTGTTCAGATACAACCGCTCATCGCAAAGTAACTGGCGCTCTGCGCCGCTTGCACTTCTCGTTAGGTGGGGATAACCCATTTGGAAAGGGTGAGGAATGAGTAAGAAGGAACCCATCCACGATGCCGATTGCTATACCGAGATCCGTAAGATTGCAGATCGTTCCTATATGGAATTAGTTTGGAACTGTGTAGAGAAATGTCCGATAGGGGGAGAGCATGCCTCAGTATGATTACCTTTGCGCTACCTGTGGTGGTGTTCAAACGTTGGAGCGTAGCATCCACGCCGAGGCTGTAGATCCAGTCTGTTGCCAGCAGTCAATGGGTCGCAAGTATGACTCACCTGCTATCCAGTGGAACGCATCAGGCTTCTATAACAATACGCCATAGCTTTGCATTAGGGGAAGATGCAAAAGATAAAGCCACCGTTTTTACGCGGTGGCTTTTGTCTTGCCGCTCAACCTCACGGACAGGGAGCAGGCTATTGATCGGCGGAAAGGACTAGAAACTACCGATCAACCTTGTGTAATATCATCTGGGTGGACCAACTGTGCAACCTTAGCATATGAATGTGAATCATACGCGCCAATTCGCTTGGCATAATCTTTGAGTAACTTATCTTTCGTGGCGTATGGCCCGACTGCTTGTACGATATTGAGCGATGGGTGTACTGCGAAGACTACATACTGGGTGCGCTTGGCTACCAGTTCTTCCATCAGTTCCCATACTGCTTTGGCTAGCCACTCTGCTGATGGTGCTTCCTCATCTAGCAGGGCGACTAGCTTCTTTAATTCAGTTGGTTTAATACTCATAATTCTTTAGCCCACCTTTGTTTTTTATCTGTTGGTTGGTCAGTGCGGCGTTCTTTTCCACCTGTATATTTCCATTGTCCACCAGCTGTCATGGCTTCCATAACCCAGCCAGTTGCTTTCAAGCTCACGCCAAGTTCGCTATCAAGAATATAAGTTTGTATTTTTACATAACCCATTTCTCTGGCTACTCTAGCGCAAGCCCCATAAAGCATAGAACAACCATTTTTAACTCCATTTGTGCAAAGGCGCGTTACTTCTGCTGTTAAACCATTGTCGGATCCACGAGCTACTGGCCTGCCAACAATAGCAACACCAACCAATTCGCCATCAGACATTAAACCCACTGACCATTTGTGGCCTTGTGTTGGTTTATGGTGGCGGTGGTGTTGCGTCACAAACTCATTAGCTTGGCGCAAAGTAATCGGGACAATCATCACTTCAGCTGGCTCTTAACCCACTCTTTACGTAGTTCTGCCATCTTGTTCGTGCATGCCTTTACGTTCTCACGTGTGGATAGATAGCCGTAGACCTTCGTGTTGTCTAGGTACTGCGGGATACCTAAGCGTCGTAGCTCGCGGCTAAAGATCACGTACTCGTAGTCATCCGTGCCGTCCTGGTAGGTAACTCTCTTGAGTACATCCTTGCGAATGAGGTAGGTGCAGTGGACTACATCGCACTTAATGAGCCCTTGTATCTGGCGATTAAGGATACGGTAGTAGGCTTCGTTATCTAGGAAGTACCCATTCTTCGTGGCTATGTTGTGGTAGTTGCTGTAGGCAGGTTGCTCTGGGTCGGCACTCATCAGAAATGGTGCTACCACTGGCTGGTTGTGCTTCACTAATGTGCTAAGCGTGTGCGACATGGTGAAGTTATCTACATCTACCGTGTAGTAGAAGTCTGCTTCCCAGAAGATTGCTTCCTCAATACCCTGCTCACGTAGCTCACCAAGTACCTTAAAGCGTTCAGGTGTCCACTCATGCACACCATACTTCTGCACTTGCGCGTCCACATCTTTGTCCTCAATGATTATGTCGCGCCAGTTGTAATACTCAAAGTCATCATCATCACGATCACGCAAGGTACGCTGGTCATCTATCCAGTCGTGCAAGATCTTTGCCGTATCGTCATTGTTATTGTTAGTTCTGAAGTACAGGATCACCCGATCCTTTGGGTAATCCATCTTCTCTAAGTTTTGCTCCAGCCATGCGGGTAACATCGCTGCCTTGTCCTTTGCCAATATGTGCATCAGTACTAACGGTTGCACTTTTACCACCAGCCCTTTCGTAGTTCATGCTTTAACGCATACATAGCGTTATTTTGATACCTGCTCTTGAGGTACATCAGTGCCCAGTTTATCTGGGTGTATGGGTTAGTCAAGTAATCTTTACCTGCGACACGCATCTTGCTGGCGGGTAGAGCTTGCGGGATACCGTATGCCCTACCGTTTGTGGTCTTGGCGCCAGTAGATCGCCAGTTCCAGTGAGATTCCATAGTCAGTAGGAGATCAAGTGCCTCAAACTGTATGTCGTCTTTGCCATATTTAGCTTTTGCATAGGCTTTAAGTTCTGCCGTTGTCGGGGGTGGGGAAGGTTTGTGATGCCCCTTAAACGGCTGTAAAGGCCCCTGTGGGGCTACTACGATGCCTGCTCCAATGACTGCGAGGCTGATTGTTGCCACGAGGCTCTTTCTTGTAATGATACTAATAGCTTTGGCCTTTCTCTCTTGGCAATATAAGGAACGATAACGCCCTTCTCATCTGCCATTCGTCTGATCTTGCCTTGCCATGAGTGGGTGTTGGATACATCTCCTGCGCCCACAGCTCGTTGCCTTTCCATAGGTAGTGTGCCACCAAAGATACCGTAGTGAACGGTCTCTAAGGATTCCATTGAGTACTCTATACAGGCTTGCTGTAATGGGCAAGTGCCACATATCTGCATTGCCTCAACCGCCGTCTCAATAGCTGTCTTTTGGTAGCGTAGACCCAGAGGATTCTCTTTGGAATTAGGTTCAGGGAACCACATCTCTGGGTCATAGGCTGGGTCCGCGCACAGCGGTTGGTCATCGGGATTAAGATTGCGTTGCACTATTCTCCAATATCTTCTGCAATTATTTCGCTTATATGGTGTTCGTGATTTTGTAGGTCTATCAGTGCTTGATCGTAGCCAGCTTGATATGCAACTTGTAACGCGGTCTGTATTTGATCTATTGCTGGTTGCATTAACTTTTCAGTAAATGATTGAGTCATCTTTTCTCCTTTCCTTATGCTGCGTCGTTGGGTTGGTTATTGCCTAAGCCTATGCGTAGGCGTGTCGCTTCGCTCATGGCTCGCACCATGTCTATCCCAGCTTTGATCGCGTCATCGTTGCGACCTTCGCGTGCAAAGTGTTCGGCGTTGCGTTGAAGTAAGTCTGCCTTCGCCTCAAAGTAGGCGATTCGTCCTTGATTCCGTGCCATTTCGTTCTCCTATCGGTTGGTTGCTTGATTGGGTGAATAATTGCCTACGCCTTAACGAAAGTCAAGCGTTAACGTGTCGGGTCGCTCCCCTATCGGTTGAGTGACTAGTTAATATCCACCCGCGCACTCCGAGCGGGTGTGCTTCAGCCGTGCCCGCTTCGCGTCGCGTAGTGTTGGGGTGTAGACCTGCCAGGGGCAAGAGCCCGACTCGCACACGGTGAGCCACTCCTGCCCCTGGTAATCGTAGGCGTAACAGGATTTAGAATGTCCGCTCACGCGTCCCGCCGTTTCGGTCAAACTTAGCCCGCTCGTAGGTGATTCGGTCTATCTCTTCGCGAATATAGGCGAACGCGTAGAGCCTATATTCAAGCTCCTTGTGTTCGGGGTCATCTTCTGATAGTCCGCTCATCAGCTGATCTACTTCTGCCATTTGATTTTGGCACTCGCCGAATATGAGATCAAGGGTTGAAATGTCGGTTTCTATGAGTCGGCGAGAGATCATGCGCCCGCCTCTTCATGGAATAACTCCACCTCTTGCAAGTACTCACACCGTAAGCAGTCACACGTCTCTATTTCGTGGCTCACGAGCTGCTCTCCTTATCCATATAAAGGACACTTACTTCACCATTAAGTAACGCGAGAACATGGCTTACAGTCTGACGTACTCCTTGCGCGTATGCGCTTTCTATTTTCTTTCGCATGTAATCACTATCGGCGCTGTATGAGTCGGACAGGTCTACCAGGTAGCGGACTAAGTTCTCTTCGGAGATTTTCATTATGCGTTCACCTCTTCTGTGTTTAGTTGGCGAATTACCCATTTTAGGGCGTTCTCCCAGCCTTCCAATAGTCCTAGTTGAGTTGAGTCATCCGCTCGCCCATATTCTTCTGCTACTTTGGCGCGTTCGGTATAGATTAACTCTATGAGTTCGGTTTTATTCATTATGCGCCCGCCTTCTCATTGAGAGCCTGCTCTATAAGCTCCACGGCGTGGGCAGATTCGCCCCCGATGTGGTACTGGTAGACCTCATCTGCTCCCAGTTCTTTTTCGGTGTAGCGTTTCCAATCGTAGACGGTGGCAAGTGTGCCGTCTGCAAAGAGTACGCCCCACTCAATCGTTACCTTCTCAGTATGATCGCCGTACCATATAGGCTCACCAAAGGCGCGAGTTAAATCGGCGCGAGTGGTTTCTGTGTAGCCCTGTAGCGAAGTACCGTTTATTTCCTGGGTTCTTGTGTGATTCATTAGGCGCGACCTGCCTCGTCTAGCTGGCAACCGTGGCAGGAGCAGATAGGGCGGGGGGCGTTACCTGTCCACCGTGGAGCCTTGCGAGCCTTAGCGAGTGAAGAGTATTTTACAAAAGACGCGTCGCCTTCTGTAGCCCACTCGCGGGAGATTATGCCATAAGGGCACATAAGCAGAATCTCGTAATAGCGTTGAGCGCCTTCTATACCGTAGCGAGATGAGACGATTACCATGAGAGAGTTCACTCCGCTCTTACTTATGCCGATTGGCTTAAAATCAGAGACACGGCTAGAGAAAGCCTTCATAGTGTCGCGGGAGAAGAAGTACCCCTCACGTTCTTTGGCTGGGATTTGGCTCTCGTGATAGATCTCGGCGGGGCGTGTTGGGTAGTTTCTGCAACCGTGGCAAGAGCAGGGGAAGCTCAGAGCGGGCGCGGTTTCTTTCGTTTCTTGCATTTCATAGTCCTTTCGTAGTCAGATGAGAGGCTCATCAGCGAGCGCGACACGCTCGGACGGTGGCGGTGTGCCACCGTTTCGCCTTATTCCTTACCGTAACATTCTTTACAACACCATTTCTCCGAACCGTTATTTAGGTGGGGTGTACAGTCTCCATAATTGCCACAATATGAACAATAAAGCTCCATGTTATTTATTGCCTTTCCATGCTAGAAGTGTGCAGGTGTAGCCGTCTGCCGTGTTGTGGCAGTTGCCGTAGATTGGGTGGTGAGTGAGGCGAAAGCCTACGAGCGCGACAAGCGCGACAAGTAGCGCGGTGGCGGTGAGTTTCTTCATATTAGAGTCCTTTCTCGGTGAGTAGCTTGCGGAGATATTCTGCCAGCTGTTCGGTGGCTTGTAAAGCATTTAGGAGATCTAGTTCGCTCATTTCCCGCCCCACATTTTGGTTAAATCAGCTAGACCTTGCGCGGTAAGTGGCGCGGTAGCCTCGGGGGTCTGCTCGTAGCATGAGAGGCAGATATTGCCAGGAAAGACCTCGTACTTATGGGTAGCCTTGCGACATGAGGCACAAGCTAGGTAATCGTCTAGGTTCATGTTATGCCCCCGCCTTCTCTATGATCGCCAGGGCTTCGGCTTCGGTTTCGGCATAGCCGAAGTAATCGTGAACGCCCACCTTGTACTGGTAGCGGTAGGACATCCACCCGCCCGCCCCTGTAGCTTCTATGGTGTATAAAGGTTTAGCATTTGCGATCGCTTCGGCTTGATCGGTTACCCATATTGCGATCATGTCTGCTTCTAGGTTTCTATTCATTAGATGTAGTCCTTTCATGCGGGGAGCTTCCCCGACATTTCATAAGTTACACGATCGGGCTAGGAGTGTCTACCGATAATGCCCTTATGACCAGTCAATAAATATTTATGACCATTAGGGGATTTATGCGAACAGTTGTTCGGATTCGGTGGGATTCGGGGAGCCTCGTATCGTGCGAACAGGTGTTCGGGGGCTGGGTGGACAGTCCCCCCGCTAACACCGCTCAACGCCCGTCCGACACGCCCGACCGCGTTGCAACGGGACGAGACCGCCCCGCCACGCCCTAGTTTCGCCCGCCTTTCGCCTTACTTCGCAGGGCTCGTAGCCCTGTGGACGACACGCGGGACGGCGTTGCGGGATATCCACAACCCAGGGGGTTTTAATATTTGGTTGTCTTGTATATAACTATCCACCAAAATATTTTTTCTAT